AACTGTTTCGGATGTTCCATCTGTAGAAACTGTAATATCTGCAGGTAAAATACCAACTCTAGCAAAATCCTGAACAACTTTATTTTTTGGTGTTCCACCAATATCAGTTTCTCTTATTTCCACAAAAACTTTTTCAGTTTGATCTTTTGTTTTAAAGAAAAGACCAACTTTGGTTAAGAAACCACCAGTATTGTCTGTCCTAAACGTTTGTGATAGTGGATCTCTCCTTGTAGCATTAACAGTCAATGCTGATGGAGGTCTTCTAACAGTAACACTTTCAGTATACACACCAGAATTAATAACTCCATTATTATGGAATGTCTCTTGAGTGAATCTTACGTTAGTAGCATTAGAGTTGATAGAACTACTAGTTAACTTAAGTGTTTTTGAACCAGATCTAAAGGTTACTGCAGGTGCAGGAGAAGTTAATGGATTTCTAATGAACAAACAACCATTCAAATCACCAACTATATCGGTTGTTAATGATTGAGCAGAAACTGTTGCTTGTGCAGAACTAGATTCTCCAACTAAAATCATATTTTGGGATGCATATCCATAGAATCTTCCATCACCATCATCAGCAAGTGACATTAGATCAACATTGATCATTGGAGAAGATGATGAATATACTGTCGCAATATCAAGTGTTGGTGAATATGGATTTTTACTATAAACTTCTGATGGATTTAGATAAGAACCAGATTTGTGATTGGCATTTGCTAATCTGAAAGCACTTACCTTTCTTCCGTCCTGATATCCATATACAGTTTCACCTGCTTGGAAAGATCCAGCAGACATTGTTACTTGTAGAAGTTTTGGAATAACATCTATATTAGAACTTCCACCAAAAAATGAGTAATGATTTGTTGATGGTTGCAGACCACTTGCTTCAAAAGCAATATTTCTTGATCTTAATTTATTGCTTACTCCAGAACTAGTAATTAGATTACTAATATATGTGTTAGACCAATCACTTTGTGATCTTAAAATTCTCCCCGCCTGAACATTTAATGTTCTTGCCCAAGTATCTGAAGATGGAGTAAGTTTTACAACACCATTAAAGTTTTCAACCCCAAAAGGATTTACTTTTTGTTCTTTGGTTGCAAAAGACTGTTGCACATCAGTCCACTCGATTGAAGAATAATTTAAAGTAACAAGATCACCAGTCTTCTTAACATTAGGATCACTTAAAGTAAAGTCTGATGAAAAATCTAACGTAGATAAATCTTCCGTTGATATTGGAGATACTCTAGATTTTAGTGAACTGAACACTAAATCAGATCTCAATTCAGTCTTATTTGTATCAATGGTAGAATTTGCATCTGGATCTTCAGTATTAATAAATCTAGTTCCCTTAAAGTTATCAACAAAGAAACCAGACTTAAACTTATCTAAACCATCAATATCTCTAACTTGAAGTGATTTTGTATCCAATTCGAGTAGAGTTAGGGAAGTTAATTCTTCCACATTTTCAATACGATCTTCAAGTTCACGAAGATCTTGCATGGTATATCTCTTATTATTTGTAAGAGTAATTTTTGCGTCGTCTGGATTATAGAGATATGCTGGTAACTCGATAGTTCCCAAATCCATAGATTCATCAATGGAAGTTGGTTCAACTGGATTAGATGATGCAACACCTCTAATTAGAGAAACTTCACCATCTTTTTTCAACACTACCTTATCAATTCTTGGTAAGTAATATGAGTATCCAACATTAAATGACTCATTAGGTGCAATAACTAATGAAGAGTTTGCGCCTACTGCAGAGAAGTCTCTACTTGCAAATACAAATGGTGATGCTGTAATAGAAGTAAATGGTGCAACTCTTGGTCTAAAATCTAAAGTGTCGGTTGCTCTAACATTACCTGAGAGTAGTGGAATATCTTTACCGTATCTTTCTGTTCCATAACTATTAACAGTGTAAACATCTCCAGAATCACTTGAAGGCACCTGATAATAATCATAGATTATAGTTAGTCTTCTAGATGGGATATAAAAATCAGATTTTCTTACAATTCTAGAATAATCATAATATTGATCTCTTTGTCCCTTGTCCAACACATAATCATTTGTTTTATCGACATATGTTCCCTTACTGACTGTAAGGATAGATGATCTTATGTTAGATTCCTCAAAAGTAACAGATTCATTTGGTGAGAATCTATTTGCGTTTAAATAAACAAATTCAACTTCTGTTGATGAAGATCTAGTAACAACTTGACCAACTGCTCCACTACCTTGCCCAATAATTTTTTCACCTAAAATAGATGCAGTGTCAAGACTTAGACCAGATCCAAATGTGAGTCTATCTAAGATAACACTTCCACTATCTACAGATTCATAGATAGCAATAACTTTATTAACGTCAGGAACATTTAAAGAAATTTCTCTATCTTCGATACGAAGACCATAGAAGTTATTTTGAGTTAATCCTGATTCAGTTGCAAGAGCACTATTTGCACTTCTTGCAATTTCCAGTTTTTCACTTCTAATATAATTCTTCTTCTTACTTAAAACTGAAACCTTCTTCGCAGTAGCATTTACAAAAATATTAGATTGATTTGCAATCAAACCACTCAAAGTAACACTTTCACCATCACCAGAAACTACAACTTGTTCAGAAGCAAGGTCTGCAGAAATACCATTGGAATATATGACAGAATATCTATTTAATGCATATGGTTCAAAGAAGGAACTAGTAATTCCAATATCGGATTTGTTAAGAGTTATAGAACCATTATTATCTGAAGATTGAGATATTGCTTGTCTTCTTACTATCAGATCTGAGTTAGTTAGAGAAACATTTGAAATATTGTTAGTATTTAAATTTGAATAGAGTTTAGCTCTATCAGTATCAGCAATGTCTGGTGTAAGAACTTTGAACGTATAATTACCAGCAGTGATTGCCGAATTGTTTATTCCAGTGACACTATGAGTAGCTGCTAGAGTAATTGATGTTCCATCTGTTGCAATACCAGTAATTCTATTGAAAGTTGGAAGATCTTCACCATCGACAGTATATTGAATAATACTATCTGTCTTAACACCTACAAAATTTCTACCAGCAACTGTTGAAATACCAGTCGTGGGTGCAATTGATATAATATCGGTAGAACTAAAGTTTGGTAGGACACTTTCAGTTAAAACAGCATCACCGTGGAATGCAGTAACAAGACTTGTATTAGTTGTTGTTTGGAATACTGATTTAATGTCCTGAATACCAAAAACTTTTATCTTTACGATTGCTCTACTGAGAGCAGGACTTCCATTAACTGTTACTTGCTCACCTACAGTAAATGATCCAGATGTTTGCTCTAACGAATATTCTCCAGATGCAGTATGACTTGCAACATATCCACTAGCACCACTATTAACACCTTCAATATATGATCCGGCAGGAACTTCTGTTGATGTAGCACCAGAAGATAGTGTTAGTATGGTATATGTTTGAATATCCCAGAGGAATAAATCCCAAACGTTTCTCGTATCCGAAATGTCAGAATCTGCAAGATCAAAAGAATATGCTCTTGCTGTTCCAACTTTTAAACCAGTTCCAGCGTTTGTATCTGATGGATTATGTCTTCTATTAAATAATTCAAGAATATGATTATTATTTAAATTAAGACCAATAGCAGGAGTTCCCGAAACATTATTCAGTCTTAGTCTATTTCCCATAGTAAAGGGAACAGAAGATGTTGCAACAGTTCTAGTAGTTCTTGGTTTTGCTACATCTAGAATAGTTGTGGATGTTTTCTCAATATCATATCCACGAACATATGCTTTTCCAGGAGAAACCTTAATTGCTAAGAGGTCTTCTGTAGGTGTGTTTCCTTTCTCTGTAATTTGACCAGGGAAGAAAACCCCATCAGATCCTAAGCGATCATTAAGGGAATTTTCTACCTCAATATTGAAAGGATCTACAGCATAATTTCCAGATTCTTCAAAAGTTCTTTTAGCAATATACTCTTTAATTTCTGAATACTGATTAGTATCTTGAATTTTTTTAACTACACCATCAGATACTCTCAAGATTTCAACAAAATCTTTATCGTCAGTATCAGTTAATCTCTTTTTGGATAATTTTGTAGAAATTTGTAATCTATCTGCACCTGGTGCAGCATAGTTTGAGAATCCTCTGGCGTTATCATATAAAGAATTATCTGCCTGTGCATCAACAATTGACTCTGAAATTGACAGACCAACTCTATATGAAGGTGTATTAGAATACTGATCTAAAATTATAGTATCTTCAGCAACATTTACAAAATGTCCTCTAATATAGTAAATTCCATCAGAAATAGAAACAGCAGATGCAGTGAATGTTGCTTCCGAATTAATTAAAGTTGCAAAAGTATCGCCTGCGGATATTGTAGTATTTCCGTAAGTTACGCTATCTAAGGTAACAAGTGTTTCTGCATCTGTAAACTGTGAAACATTAAATGCAGAGTCTGATGTAATATACTTAACATATAATGTATAGTCATCAGTTACAGACTCAGTATTTTTTATGACATTCTGAACTACTGCTGTAATTTGAGAAGTTTGTCCTTTGATTCTCTTACCAACTAATTGCTCAAGATATAAACCCACACTTAGACCAACGTGTGTCGGGTTAATTTTTACAGCATAATATGATGAATTATATGATATATTTCCTGGAATTACGATAGATCCATCTTTAAAGATGTGATTACCAAATGATTTAATTTGGTTTTGTAATATTGACTGTAAAACACTCAGTTCTCTAGACTGAACTGGAAATCCTGGTTTGAAAAGAACCCTATAGTAATTACTATTGGGATCAAAGTCATCATAATATGGTGAAACATTTAAGTTTGTTTTTTGTGACATTTTAGAATTCCAGTACTATTTTGATATCTTCTTTTTGTCTTGGGTTTCTTGAGACACGAGGTCTATTATCAAGATAGATAATGTCCCCCGATCCTTTATTTATCTCAGGAAGAGCAATCCCGTTTGTGAATTGAGTTGCTAGATTTACATTTTTAGTTGAAGTAACTGCTGTCGTAATTCCAGTGAAATTTTGATCAATTGTTCCACTGAAACTATTTGTTGAAGTTACTGTTCCACCATCTTTCGAGAAAGCAACTTTTTTTGCTTCTGATAGAACACTCTTGGAATCTTTTTGATCATATGAACCAGCATTAAAATACAAACTTCTGTCTTGGAAGTATTTTAAAACCTGAGTTTCTGTATCATAAGAAGCAAGATATCCAGTTGCAGTTCCAACTCCACTAACAGTTTGGAAAATTCTATTTCCTGGATTTGCATCTTCTGCGTTCGAAACTGAGGATAATTTAAATCCACCAAGATTGGAAAACTGACTCTCTTTGAATACAGAAGATGCTGTTCCAACTCTACTTGGATTTTTTATGATTCCAATTTGTGCAAATCTTGTATCTAGTGGGAAATCTTTAGTAGATGCATCAAAACGAGCATAAACTAAAACACGGTCTGTTCCTAACTCTTCATATACATTATATCCATGTCCTCTTGATGGAGGAATAATTGGAATTAGGTGTGCAAATCCAGTAGCACCTGAGTTGATAGTAGATAAATCAACTCTTCCATAAGTATACCCATTTCCACCAGCAGAAACAGTTGCCGAGGTGATTTTGCCACCAACTACATTCACAACTGCCTTTCCACCTACACCATCACCTAAAATATCCAATTCGGCATCTGTAGTATTATAACCAGATCCCTGCTTTTCTACATAGATTTTTTTAATTTGATTCTCATTGATTGTAGAATCACCATTATCTCTAACTGAAACAATTTGTTGATCTGTTGTTGTTTCCCAATCATTAGGAATTGGAATATATTCAATAGAGTCAAATTTTATGATGTCACTAGGAGAAACTGTAAATAAGTATTTCCAAATATATCCATCTCCACTCTCACCTGCTCGTGATGGTTCCAAATCAACAAAAGTTGGTTCATCTTGAGAGAAGTTTCCTGTTGGGTTTGCTTCCGAAGATCCATTATCTATACAAACATATACTCTAAAGTCATTATTAATTACATAGTAATTTGCATCATATAATCTAGAAGAATTTGTTTGTGGAGATGGATTATCTAATCCATAATCATGTCTATACATTTCATAGACTGTTCCTTGCTTCCAGTCAACTCTCCTTACAAGTCTTCTAATATCATTTTTGGTAATTCTCTTACCAAAAATCATAGTATCTTTGACATGACTTAGGTAGTTTTTATTATCTATTGGGGAGGGAGTGTTAGTATCCCATGTAGTAGATCTCCCAAACCCAACATTTGCGGAGGGATTCACAAGACTCAGAAAAACGTAATAAGAATTATTAGGATCACTAACAGAATCCACAAAATTCTCAGCGTTTAAAAGTCTAAATTGATCTGTAACAATCGCAGCCATATCGCTAGCTTTTTTCTATATTTATAAATGATTAACCAAGATCTTTTCTTAGAGATCCATTATCTCTAAGTCCAAAGTCTCTTCTTTGGATTGTTGGATATGTCGTCAGACCAGAGTTTACGGTAAATCCAGAAACTCCGATACCGATAGCAGTTGATCCTCTCTTGAATCCAGATAATCTACCCCAGGAGAATGATCCACAATATGAACCAGTTGTAGTTCCAATACCAATGTGATTGGTAGTTGAAAGAATATTTGCTGTTACAATTCCTGTAAGGTTTTGTCTGGTAAATGCATGAACATAGTATATATTATCCGCAAATGTTGTTCCAATACCAACAACAGCACTATCACTATCATCAATAGATGTAATTCCTGTGCCAACGGTCGTATTTGAAACCATAATTGGATAACCAACTTCTAAAGAATCAATAACTGATGTAGGTTCAAATTGTAAGTCGAATCTAACTGCTAGTGGATTGCCACCAGTTCCAACACTAGTTGTGATACCAGTAATAATGCCACTATAACCAGAAACAAACTCAATACCAGTGATCAATTCATCTTGAACAACAGGTAGTGCTGTAAGTAAATCTGGAGTTGCTGTGGATGTATATCCAGAACCAGGATTAGTTATTGAAATAGAACCAATAGTTCCACCAGCAGAAACCGTTGTGGATGCAATAGCACGAACTTGATCTTGATATAAACCAAAATCAAATGTTCTTACAAGTGTTCTGGTATTTGCTGGAGCTTTATTAAGTTCAATAGAATCTGTGCCAACTCCAATTACTGTGAATGTCTTATCTATGATTTCGAGTGCCCCATCAAATGCTCTATTCAGGGAGTGTCCAACTCTAATTGATGATGGATCAATTCCAGTTATTACTGTAGATCCAATACCAACTGTTCCGACCTTATCTTTAATTTCTGGTTTAAAGATATCGGTTCCAATACCACCAATTGGTGTTGCAACAACAATAGTAACATTTGATCCAGGATCATATCCACTACCACCATCAACAATATCAATTGATGAAATTGTTCCAGCAGCAGATACAACAGCAGTTAAAGCACATGCAACAGGTTCTGGATTACCAGATACTAATAGACCAGAAACTTGATTGATAGTTATTGCAGATTCATTTTCTTCATAATTGAAGAGTTGTGCAGAATCAACAAAAATCTCAGTATCTGTTGAAGTGAAATCTTTAATTACTTTAGCAGTTGGGAAAACCATACCCTCTAAAGAATCTCTAGTTTTTGGTTGTGCATTATCACCAACCAATAGATCTCTCTTCTGCTTATTCCACTCAATGGGTTTATAATTAGTTTCATCAATACCATCACCAAGGTAAATTCCAGTTTCAATAGTATCTGCAGATATGATTGAAGATACAATTCTTGAATCTTGTGAAATTGTATTGACACTTAAGGAATCGTTTTTCAATACTCTAATTTCATCACCTGGTTTAATTGATTCATCAACATCAACTTCAACACTATCAACATCTCTAGTTCCTCTATAGAAGAATACATCAACTTTGTCTTCTTTCTTAGGTGGTTCATTGAATGAGAATGTTGTTCCACCATCAAATGTGTATGAGTTACCTGGTTCCTGCATAACACCATTAACATAAATCAACAAAATTGCATCAAAATCAATGAGAGAAGATGTTACATCGGAATTATTTTTTTCAAAACTGAGTAGTTGATTATTCTTGAATAGTGGGAATCTAGTTCTTATACCATCTTGTCTAGATGCATTGCTATCAATGTAATCAAATTCACCTAGTTGCCATGAGGAGAATGAGTCATTAAACACCTCAGTGACAGTGAATTCAATCTCAGAAATAGGTGATGATAATCCTGCAGCAGTAACTAAACCAACTGGTTTAAATACATCACCCTTTTTGAATGAATAACCTGGATTTGTAATTTCAAATCGATCAATTTCAAAGTATGAAGTGCCAATACCAACAGATGATGGTGACAGATCAAATGTCATTGATAAACCAATACCTGTTGCTGTTGTTGCACCAAGTCCAAGTCTTGATACTCCAGTAACAGATAGATTATCGTAAGATGGACTATCAACTGATACAACTGGATTGATGTATCCACTACCACCATCAACAATATTAAATGCTAATGTTCCACCAGCACCAACAGTAGCAGTGATATTTGCACCAGTTCCTGCACCACCAGCAGGACCAATATTTACAGTAATTGTATTTGTAGTTACCGCAGTAATTGCAGTATGAATACCAACAACAGGATCAGTTGATCTTGGGTATAATTGATCAGTTTTAAAGTTATCACTAGAGCACTTGAATGTAAGTGATTCTCTTGCAATCTGAACTTCATCATTAACTGTCAACCCGTGATTCGGAACTGTTAATACAAGAACACCAGAATGTGAAGTATACTTAGCATTTGTTGGTGTTTTAGCATTACCAGCAACAATGGAATTAGCAACGGCACTAACAAATGTGTGTGCATATTGTTGACCAACTGGAGATGCTCCAACATTAACAGTGACCGTATTTGCAGTTGTTGCAATAATATCTAATGTTGCACCAAATGCTTGGTCTGTTGTTCGTGGATATGTGTGATTGGATGAATTACCGTCCTTAGTGCAAGTAAACGTTAATGAATTTGCAGCAATGGTGAGAACATTATCAGTAGTTAATGTATGAGAACCTATAGTAAGTCTTAAAGTTCCAGTGGTTTGATTGTAAACCGCAGCAGTTGCTGTAAATACTCCAGCAGTATCATCAGCGATTGAATCTGTTTGTGATTCAACAAATCTATGTTCATATGCAAGGTCAGTAACTGCAACACCAACAGATCCACGATATCCAGAACCAAAGGTTAATTGTGGGAAATATTGGCGAACAGTTCCACCAGATTCATATGTATGTGGAATTGTGCTTGTTCCAACATTAACTTCAAATGTCTTCGCGGAAGAAATACCAGTAACTGGATACTGGAATCCTTGAGTTCCATCTGGGAATATTGTTGTAGTCACACCAGCATGTGGTGCAGCACAAGAGAACTCTAAATCATTCAAATATACAAATGTTCCCGATCCATACAGATTATGTGGTGTTGCTGTAGTGATCTCAAGAATACCAGTCGATTCAATATAACGAGAAGTGCTGATATTAATTTGAGAAGAACTGAATGTAGAAACACCAAGTAAACCAGAAATTGATTTTCCAGCACCGATGGTTGGTTTTACCTTAGCATTAACTAGTGGTGCATATCCAAGACCACCAGTAGCTGCAACAGAGATTACAACACCACCTCTTGGAATTTGATTCTGGTTAACATCTTCTTCAGAGATGATAATATCATTAGATCCTGATCTGGTGATTCCAGTGAATGTAACACTAGAAATTCCAGTTACTTCATCAGCACTAAAGGAATAATTGTTACCAGTATTATTAGAAGTATCAGGAGTCTGGAAAATATCATTAATGAATACTAGGTTGCTTCCTGCTTCCAGTCCAAGAGTGTTTTCACCCTCCTTATAAACACTAAATGTTCTTCCAATTCCATTAAATCCTAAAGAAATATCATCATATACAGTATTACCAGTATAATCTTGTCTTAGATAAACTCTACCATTAAATGTTGATTTTGGAAGAGACAATGCACTTTCATTTAATCTGTCATTGTTGCCCTTACCATCAGGAGCTTCTGTAAAGTGAATCTTATTACCAACAATATTGAATGCACCCTTAAAGATTCTTGCTTCAGAACCATCATTGTGTGATGTTGCTGAAGTTCCAACAAATCCTCTGGATACATTAATCAATGGAACTGTTCCAATACCACTGATTGGACCTGATGTTGTAGTTCCAAATCCTACATTTTGAATTTCTAAGAACTCTTCATCTACTTTAAGAATATCTCTTGGTTTAATTGAAGAAATACCAGAAAGTGATATGAAGGAAACAGCGGCACCAATAGTTGTTCCTCCATTATTTTCCAAATTAAATGTTAATGGAGTATATGCTAATGGATATTGAGTTACACCATCAATAGTAATAAGTGCTTTTTCAAGCTTCTTCTTCATTTCAAGTTTATGGCGATTTCCAGTTCCAACATCCGTAAATGTGAATCCTATTCCACTACCACCAGCAGTTCCTGTTAACTTAAATGTATCCTTAGAAAGTCTGATTGCGTATACTCTAGAAGGCATCTTATCAGTAGTGATACCTGTAGTAAATACTTCTCTGATCGTCGATGCAGTAGAAACATTCGACATGGTCACCGACCAATTTGGATTATCAACAAAATATGTTCTATCATCACCACCAACAATCGATGTGGATGCCGTTATAGAATTAATACCAATAGCAATGACAGTTCCTAATGAAGTGTTATCTCCAGAGAAAATTCCAGAACCAACTTTGATAACTGATGTATTACCAATACCCGTAATTACTGTTGCACCTGCACTTACAACATCGCCTTGGAAGTATGAATTAAAGGTTTGAATACCCGTGATTGTAGTATTTGCAGCAATTCCATCACCAAATAGTAGAGCACCAGAGGTTAAACCTGTTGAATTTGCAATACCAGTAATTGTAGAGAAACCTGTCTCAACAATATCACCAGTGAATAAAGTTCCGTTAACAACAGTAGTTCCAATACCAACAGAAGTTGCAGCAATGCCAATCAATGTTGATGTTGGAGTGTAAATTAATTCCTCACCAGTTTCGAAGAAGTGGTCATCAATACTAAAGACACCAGTAGATCGATTTAATGTATTAGTGTTTGCTGGATTAAATGCTTTTTCATAAATTGGGATAGATTTATAATTTAGATCAAAATCAGTCTTATCCTTACCAAAGACATTAATTGAACCATAGAAAGAATTTGCAAGGTCTTCTTCAACAGTTCCTACAAGGTATGCTGGAGGAATATTGAACTCATCAATGTCAGTGTAAATATGCTGACTATACGCTTGATGTGTAATAGTATCAGATGCGAATTCTGGATCTGGGTGGAATTTAACAATTACATTACCTCCAACCATTTCGGAAGAATATGTTCCAATACCGTTTGATGTGTTGACATTGATGAATGGTGATGATTGAATAGTACTTCTCTGTTGATCAGCAACAACCATCAAGTTCTGAACTACTGTGGTTTCACCTACACCAATTCTTATAATTGATTTTTGGCTGAATTGGAGCACACTATCAAACTCAAATACAGTGGCAACACCGACTGTTTCTTTTAATTGTGAATCAAACTTTGCAGTTCTTTCCGTTCCTGGAATTTGACCAGGAACCAAGAATCTATGTGTTCCAACTCCAGCACCAGTAGTTCCTATTCCAATTGTCTTTGTCTTAACAATTAGATTGTTATTGATATTATTTTCAAAATTGAGACTAATAACACCACCAGAAACATTTAAACCAAATGTGCCAATGTTTGCACCAGAGAATGATGATGATGGTATAGTATCATAGTAGAATTCTGATACATGATTATCTTGTCCATCATGATGAGCAACTACTTCGAAGTAGTTCATTCTATTGGTATCAGTATTCAGAACTTGTGCAAAGGTGTATAATGTATCATATTTACTGGAAAGTGCTTCAAAAACATCAGTCTTAAATCCAACTAATCCATTTCCATTTGCAGGACCCAGTCTCTTAGTTCTTCCATCAATTCTAAGGAAACCAAATTCAGTAAAACCAGTTCCAACTGTAGTAGAAGGTGCGAAAGACTCTCTATAAACTTTAACATTATAATTGAAGTTATTTGGATCAACAGGATCAAATCTTAAAGTTGGATCTCCACTAGGAGCAAAATCTCCAGATAAAGTTCCAAGTTTCTTATCTGTGAAAATATCTACTTTATTCAATGTATAAGTGTTATCAAAGTCATTCAATACAACAACTTCACTAAACTGAGAACTAATTTTATCCTCATCAGAAATTTGAACTAAGAATCTTGAATAAAAATCAGTAATTGGATATTCTATTGTTTCAACAAAAGTATCCTTGTTAAATTCTGCGCTTGAGAATCTATTACTAATATCATCAATTTGCAATACTCTATTAGTTCTACATTCAATAAAGTCAGAGAGTCTTCTATTTTTAAAAATTACAAATCTTGAAGTTTCACTAGTTGCATCATAATCTTGAACCAAATCAAAGTTATTAATCGTGTCAACTCTTCTTTCACCAACAAAATCAAGAACAGTTGAAACAAATGAATCAGTTAATCCAATAGAAACAGTAGATTTAGACATCAACTGAGTGTCGGCAAAGTTCAACATCCCTGATGGATGGACATGACGACTTACATCTTCCTGGATAGTTTCAAATTCTTTTGGACTTTGAATAGTATATGAAAGATTTTGATAATAGTGATTATCAGGAATAACTTGCAATGAATTGCTCAATCGACCAACATCGTCTTTCCAACCAAAATTCTTTTTACTAGAATAATCTACGGAGAATCTTCCTTCAAAATCAGTAATAGAGTTAATAGTTGCAAAAACACCAGAGTTGATTCCTTTTAACTTATCACCAATTTTTACTTTATAATCACCATCAACTTTAACCAATCCTTGCTCAACAACAGTAGTTACTAAATCAGTTTTATTACCATTTACGGTTAACTCTTCTCCAAGGAAGAAAATACCAGGTTCAATGTTTAATTTAAATGTTGGGAAGTTTTGTTTTTTAACAACTGCAGTAAATCCAGTTTGTAGTTCTTGTGGAGTTCCTGCATTAGTTGTTAAATCACCAATGTTAAACTTCAATATAGCTGGATTTGAGTTTGTGAACTCAACTACTCTAAAGAAATTATATCCATTATCTTCAGAGTTAAATCCATTACCAGGTGAAGTTACATTACCAAGAGTATCTGTGAAAGATTGTTTTCTCAGTCCTTCAACAAAAATTTCATCTCCAACAGCAAATGGTGGATTTGCAAAACCATCAATTGGTGGAGTGCTTAATTCTAGAGTTACAATGCCATTACTATAATCAGTAATTTTTTCAACTTGAACACCATTACTATTCAATATTGGGAATAAACGGTGCTCGACAGAATCTAGACCCTTTGGTTCAGCAATAACATCTACACCAACAATGGTATTTCCCGAAAATTGTGTCTCTAAAGAATATGTGGAGGAATCAATAACCTCCCTAGTATACATGTTAACAATGATAAGACTTGGTGGTGAAAGATAATTTCTACCTCCATCTAGCACACTAATCGATTTTACAATATCTGTTCCACCTAAAGTAAATAATTTTGAAATTTTTGCCTGAGGTCTTAGCGTTTTATCAGAAGCATATTCAAATCCTTCATTAACAATTCTGAAATTGTTTAGTTTACCAATCGATTCTGTTACAGGTCTAATAATTGCATTAGATCCAACAGTTGCTGCAGTTCCAGATCCTAAACCAGATATAACTGGTAATCTTGAATAATTGGAACCAGTTGAAACTGTTGTTATTCTGGATATTGGTCCAGAAGCAGTTTTCGAATTCGTTGTGTATTCTAGAGTATCGGTATTTGTTGATGTGTATGATAATGCTTCTGGGAGTTCACTTGGGGAGATATTGAAGGTTGTAGATCCAACTCCAAATACATTGTAAGATCTGTTATACTTACTATCAATGTATATAATTTCTGAAGAATCAACAACATCAGCGTCTGGTTTAATAGAAACACCATCTTTTTCAAAAGAATAATATAATTTTGTTGGTAGATCTTTACTATATGTAATAGTATAAGAAGAAGTTACACCGCTAACTACACCCTCAACGACAGAGAATGTTGATGTTGTTCCTGTGGAAACGAATTCATTACTAAGGTTTTTATCATAGAAGAATTTAAATTCATAATCCAATAGAGAACTATCAGAAACATTGAAAACAATATTATTATTTTTAAATACTTCAATTTGTGGGTTTAGGAGACTAATTTCTTGATTAGCACCACCAGTGCTTGCAATACTAACAATTACTGGTGGATTAGAAACAGTATCATTATACGTTTTTGCTAAATTAAATTTATCATCATCAACCCTGAATACAAAATATCCTCCAGTTTCTAAACCACTAGAAACTAAATCTGTGGCATCATAGAATACTTTTTGACCTGTTTTGTAACCATGACTATTAAGAGTAATAGTATTATCATCGGTATTAATTTTATCTGAACCAAATCCAACACTATCAACTAGAATCTTTTTATAAGTCGTATTATATTTGACATTTACAGATGGATTTGTGCCAAAACCAACAGATTGATTTGGTGTTACTGTAAGATCAATAGAATCACCGTTGTTTAAGTTATGGATGGTTGAGATAGAAACCTGTGTTTTTATCTTCTTCGCATTTGCAGTTATTTCATTAAACTTGGTTGTAAAGGCATATTCAAAACTATTGTTAGTATTAACATTAGTTGCAGGGAAGAATAAACCACCTGTTGTGGTTGTAAGTCCAACTTGAGTTACAATGCCAATAAAATCTTTTCCTTTATTAATAACATAAACTGGTTGATTTGCTAATGCAAATGTTAAACCACCAGGAGTATCTCGGACATCAATTCCAACAAAACCAGTAGGAACAGTAAATTGAACTTCTTGGTTATTTTTGAATGGATGATTTGGTAAGAAAATTGACTGAGTTGGGACAGAAATTGTTTTTGGAGATCTTCCTACATGATATCCAAGAGATGTATCAGTTCCAGTTTGCAATCCAACACCAACAGATTCGAAGGGATTAAAATAAACGCTGTAATTCTTTTTAGAATCTATCTCTTCTTCAGATTTTACTGGAATAGTGAAGAAATCATTTTTTACACTTACTAAATCAGCAAATGTATGAGAAGCTCCTACAACACCTCTCTTGACACGTAAGACATTTTCATCACCAAATACGTTTAGAACCCTGAGGGTTTCACTACCAATTCCAATAGAAGTTCCAGATCCAATTACAGATGAAAGTGATGAAACGTAAATGTCTGTAGATATACCACGATCTGCAGAAATGTAATCTGTTAATCTTGTCGTATTGGAAGAAACACCAATTACATGTGATCCGATTAACCCTTCAACGTGAGTTGAAATACCAGATATTTGAATAGTATCCTTATCCAAATATTCATGAATTGTATTAGTGTATATTTTAAGAGTTTCTGAATTTTCTCTTTCAACAACAGAATTTTCATACTTAAGATATTCTGTAGAAATCTCGTTAATTTTTCTACCAAATACTCTAGATACCTCTGCTGCTGCACCACCGCCACCAGTGCCAGCATTATTATAGATTAAAGAATTACCAACTTTATAATCATCACCAGAATTTACAATTACAAAAGATTCAACTGAACCTTTAGATGCAGATTCAACAATAGTTGTTTGATCAACAGGAGAATTTGATTCGAAGAGAAAATCACTTCCCGAGTATTGTTTTGCTGTTCTATATGGGAATGTATTTCTAACAAGACTTGATTTATTAAAATCAAACGTTTGATCCAGTCTTTCAGTAATTACTTGTGATCTATAAGTATCACCAACAAAATAAGGGAATGCTGGATCTAATTTTCCAGTAACAACATTTGTAGATACGCCTACAAAATATGCATATACACCATTAGGAAACTCTGGAGTCTTAGAGTATCTTCCGTTATGATAATCTAAATCACCACTGTCATTGAATTTAAAGTCTTCAATAAAGTATCCAGATTCAAATACATCAAGAGATGGGCGATTTTTAATATCGGAAGATGCTTCAACATAACCACTGACTAATCTTCTAGTTGGTGAGTTATCATCATTAGGATCAGAAAATGCATATGGTCCATAAATTGGATTGCCATCATTTGCCCATCCAATAACTTTAGAGTGTTCATCCTCAGAAACTGAATCTAGGAAAGATGCACCATCTCTGTCAGTTGAATAACCAACAACACCATATGATAAACTATCTTCATAATTTGAAAGTAGTTCATCAGAGAATCTCTTCAAGTTATTGACACGAAGATATCTAACGTTTGATTCTAAAACTACATTTCTACCAGGTGGTTTAACATTGATACTTGTATTATTTTCTTTATATCCTGTTCCTTTATTAATAATAACTACGTCAATAATTTTACCATCACTTACAACTGCTCTTAATTTTGCACCAACACCTTCACCATTGATCTCCAAATCTGGTGCAGCATCATAAAATTTTCCACGATTTTGAACTTCAACTGCAACAATATATCCTCTCTTAACAATAGGTTTTAGTTGAGCACCCTGTCCTGTTTTTGTAACAACTTTTGGATTTCTATGGAAGTTTAAAATATTTGATCCATAGTCAGATCCTTCTTCATAAACATATACGTCAGTAATCTGACCACGAACAATTGGAGTTGTAAAAATTGTATTGATTCCACCAGACCCTGGAGCAAATTCTGCATCGATCTTGACTTGAATTGGTGGATAAGAGAATATTTGATACCCCTCACCAGAAGTAGAACCAAAACTTACATAATTTTTTCTATTATAATTTGTTCTTGCTGCACCAACCGCTTCTGCAAGTTGGAACTCAGAATCATTTAATTTTAGAATTCTATATTGTGTAGAACTGGAAAGACCAGAAACTGCAGAAGTTTGGAATGTATAATTGATTAAATCACCATCATTAAATCCATGATTATCAGATTTAATAATATTTGTGATTGTAGATATACCAACTGGATGAACTCTGAGTTTTCTATTGGTAAAACCAGAACCAGGATTTAAAACTTTAATTTCAGAAACAACATTTTGCTCATCAAATGTTCTAAACTTATGAATACCACCGGTGTTAACAGTAGTAAAACCAACTGTATTAATACCTGCAGAATAATCAGCTAGATTTTTGTATAAGTAAATGGATTTTGTATTAATAATTTGTGGATAATAAATTCCACCATTCACCAAATTATCATTTTGATTTGTATTTGATCCACCAAAAGAACCAATACCAAGAGGTAGGTTACCACTAGAACTATAAACAATTCTTTGACCATCAACTAGGTTGTGGAAGTTTTCAAACGTTAGAGCATCGTTAACAATATCAATACCACCAGTTGCTGCAACACCAACTCTAGATGCGTTAAAAGGCATCTCTCTGAATTGTTTAGAAACAACTGCTTCTAAAACAGCATCTTTACCATTACCACCCTCTATAGTTGTTGATAGAACTCTATTAATACTAAAATCTTGTGGATCAACAATAACTTCTTTAACGGTGCCAGTAACAACTGTTTGTGCTCTTGCAGTTGTTCCTGTCGAAATAACAGGATCAGAAATTTCAAGTTGTGGTGGATTTAGAACATCATAATCTGCTCCACCATTCAAAACTTTAATATTATCTAAAGGACCATAGTAAACCCTATCATCAGATTTATAGTTTTGAATTTCAACACCATTAATCATTAAACCAACAGGTCCAGGTTCTGTTGGTGTATTCTTTCCAGATTTAATGTCAGGAACTAATGGGAAGTTTACTAATGATTTTTTCGCTTTTAAATTTTTATTGTAATGTTGTTTTAGAGTGAATGTATGATTTGTTGTGGTATTGAACGCAGTATCTTGCAACCCCACATGTTGACTTGTTCCAATGAATGAACGTGCATTATATAATTTAATTCTATTCGTTCTAACAGGATTTGTATCTCTTATAACTTCAACATAGTAGACTCTACCGAATTCCAATCCAACAATTTTATTACCATCACCAGTATAAATTACTTCATCTCCCGTCATGAACGGAACATCATTGGCAAATGATAATGTGGAATATGTTCCAAGAGTTGGGAAAAATCCTTGGTAAATATTATTTAAATTTGTTGTTGGTGTAATGGTAATTGTTGCTTCCGAAATTTCTTTCGTTATGTCATAATCTGGAAGTGAGTTTGATGCAACATACATCCCACTAGGTTTTTCACTATAAGTATTTTGAACATTAGACAAAATCTTATCGGATTCTAGTTGAATACCAGATGAAGTAGTATAATCAAACCTCTTACGTATGCTTAAATCTCTATTGGATGCAACGTTAATTGACTGATTTATCTGAACTTCCTTTCCATTTACAGAGGTAACAACTGCATTAGATACTACGATATTTTCGGCATTTCTATCTAAAATATCTACAGAATCATTTTTCTTAAGACTTGATTTATCTGCCGTTTCAAATAAAGTTACTGTATTATTTGAGAAACTTTCAATTTCATATCTTGTTCTGGTATTGTAAATCCAGGTATTGAAAGCAAATTGCTTATAATTTTCGTCATTATTGACAATACTATCACCCAGATTTTTGACACTAATTAAATCATCATTGAATAATAACGTATATTGATCTTTATCCTCAATATCTGACATTACGCCAGTAATTCTAAGATCTACTCTCTTTGATGTATCACCATCTTCATATCCATAAACAGTATCAGTTTGTGAATATGCAAGAGTTCCTGGTGTAATTGCAGAAGTAATTCCACTGCAACCAAAGAATTGATTGATACTCTTATCTGTATATTCTATCTTTTGATCATTAACATTTATAATACCCGTTTGACCAAAACCAATAGTGCTATCTACGGTAACTACTGAGGATCCAATAGAAACATTATCAGAAATTAAACTATTGGGTGTAATATTAAATGTTCCTTCAATTAGACTTTTCTCATTGTATCCAGAGAAAAGTTGAATTTTATAGAACGTTTTTTTATTTCTAGTAATAATCTCAACTTCTGATACTGGACCAGTAGCAGTATCTCTATAATTGTTGATCATTTGACCAACAAGTTTATTTGGATCACCAGAAAGTTGCTCACCAACAAGAACTCTTCTTCTTATAAACTCTGCATAAGAGGGTTTTAGAAGGAAATCTTCTAAGTTAATAACTTTAGGAACTTCATTATATAAGATTGCAAATAGAATTCTAAAAGATTCTTCGGTTCCTTTACTTTGATATAGATTACGAATCTGCTTGATGAGATTGTTTACATCAAGAGAACTCTCAAAACTAACATCTTCAAATCCAGGTGCAAGAAGATATTTTAATTTTCTATAAAACTCTTTAAGAAATAAAGAACTTAAATTTTTAACCTGAGTTCCAGTGGTATGAGAATCTGCTGCTGAAGATTCAAATACTAATTCTTCAGCATCTAGACGATCCCTATACGAGGTAATTCCACTAAATCCACGAATACATCCAGTAAAACTATTTGTGGTTATTCCAGTATATGTAATAATCTCATCATTTAGTCTAAAAAGACCATAATCTTTAGGGAAACCACCTGTAGTTGTTACGTTAATTGTAGTATCGGTAGACGTAACATTGGAAGTTATTGAAGTATGATCAGTTAAAATTTCTGGTGTTAAATTATTAAGACTTAGATATTGATCTAAATTCTCGACAATATCAATTGCACCTCCCCTAAATTCCTGGGAAGTATAATACTGCTTGAGAAAGTCTACGACTTTAGGGCTTTCATTTAAAATGAATTCTGGTAATTGGCTATCAATGACTTGCTGTACTTTTACCCTAGCGTCAAAACCAGTAGTGATCATATTTCCTCTCTATTACCTTGTTATTTTTCCGTTTAAGTAACTTGATTTCACTGGGAAGTTCACTCCAGAAATTTGCTCTCCAGAGGCAATCGTATCCTTAACCATATTTATAGTGCTTTTCGAGACATCGAAGATGAGATATAAGTCCTTCAAACCGATAACATCATTTGAATCTGGGATTGCTTGAATCTCTACAACGTTCTCTGGAAGATCTGTTGAAGTAATATTAATTGTATTGACAATGATTTCACCTTTCTTGTAATCAACTGTTCCAATTGATTTTTTAACAACTTCAAAAGTATCTGGATCTAGTGTTGGTTTAACAATTGAAAGGATACCAATATCACTATTTTCTACTGGAACATCTAAGAAATATACAGTTTCTGCTTCACCAGCAACTTTAAATCCAGTGCTCTTAATACTAGAACCATCTAGTTTTTTAAAGAACTTATTACCAAAGCAAATTTCATATTGAGCAAATGTATTAGTAATACAATTCATATTCCTTCTCATCTTCACTTTAGTAATATTGGAAGTAATGGAAGTATCTACATTATCAATGATTTGAAGAACTTTACTATATCTAAATCTTCCACCAAACTTATTCATATCAACAGTTTTGGAATGTTTGGTTAGAGATGCTATGATACTTGATCTTAATGATGCAATATCTGTAATCTTAGAAGAATCATAGAAGACATCACTCTCAAGTTCAACAAATAGTAGTTTGAGATCTGATAATTCTTGTTTGACACCAGATACAGTGTATTGCTTCAGATCATTTAAAATTTGTGTTTTTGCGAAGTCGGAAATAGCATAACCATTTTTTGGTTTGATACTAATAACAACCTTACCAAACTCTGGTGGATCTAACTCTTCGCCACCAACAACAGCAACTGATTCGGTGCTTGGGAATACCTGTTGTATGATTGCCTCATAATCCTTCGCTGTAACGGCACGATACTGCGAAGAATACACTCTAGGGGCAAAGTATTTGATTGAATCAATTGGTTCAATTGAACCGCCTCCTATTGCCTTCTGAGTGGTTGTTACTGATGGTGTTGAGACTGGTGAAACAGTAAGACCGTTGCTATCTGTAGTTGTTCCAGAATACTTAAACAATGATGGTCCATTACCATTTTCACCATCGGTCACAATATAAGAAACTTGAATTACATCACCCGATGATAATTTCTTACCAATAATTCCATCACCGAAAAGAAGTTCATATTTTTCATCTGCAACTTCTTGAATTAGATAGATTTCAGATTCTTTATCAACAGTAATAATATTATCTACTTGCTTATACTCTTTTGTCCCAATTCTTACTTTAATAGTTGTTGTATCAATATTGGGATTATTTAAAATAAATCTTTGGTCCTGAGAGGTATCTACAATAAACTCCTTTGTTAGATACGTTCCCTGACAAATTTCTAAATCAGTAAATGTTGCCTGATTATTAACGATATTGGCGCTCACATCGCCTGGAACAGAGAAAGTGTATGCACTGTTGTTAACTGCCCCAACACACACTAAACCTGCCTTCAGGATCAACTGAGAGGCAGTTGTCGATACATCTATAGTAAAACTAACCGTTGCCTTTGCTGCAGTTTTTGATCTAGGGACATATCCAATATTTCTTGCTAAAGAAACAACATTCTCTCTGAGAGTTGCCGAATCCAAGAAGGATTCATTAGCAACCATGTTAGAGTTGAATGCTGTAATATACGTATTATATGCTAACGTATCGATCAGAACAGAAAAGTTAGATCCTTCAAAGTCAAAATCCGTGAAATCAGAATTAGCACGGAGATAATCTTTGATAGATGTTTTTATCTGATCAAAATCTAGATTGGTAAACTTAGTAAAAGGCATTATTTTATCTGGTTGCCTCTAGGATGAATGAAAATTGTTGTGGTGGAACCTCTTGTCCAACAATGTTATAGGATATAAAGATCTCAAATTCGTTTCTATCCGCATTTGGATCTACTCTAACCCGAACATTGTTTATCCTTGGTTCGTAGTTTTCAATTGCAACTAAAATCTGATCCTCAAGAAGGGATGCAGTACCAAAATCAACAAATTCAAATAAACTAGTTTTTACGTCAGAACCAAAAATAGGGTTAAAAAATCTCTCACTGGGAACAGTTTGCACAATATTACGGACTGCTTTCTTGATTGCATCCTCATTTTTAATATTGAGGATATCATTAGTTACAGGATGCCTATCAAATGATAGACTAATGTCCTTAAACGCTCTGGATATCCTCTGAACCACGACAATATGGAGATTTTACTTAATTTTATTTATACCCTATTCAGAATAATTCGGTATTATCGTCTGCTTTCTCGTAAAGGTCCTCTTGATTCACCGTGTCGCGTTTTTTTGGTGTAATATCATCGTTTGAAATCTCACGAAGCATCTTTTGATGCTGATCATTTGCCAAATTATCCAAAAAATCGTGATTTGCAGTCATTTCTTCATCTCTGTAGTAGTCTGTAACAAGTTTTGTGGTTCCCCACATCTCTCTCATGTAGTTTTTGTCTCTATCGACAGGTGAATTACCCATTTTAGCTCCTGATTTACACGAAATCAGAACTTTTAGAGGGGTTGCTATCCCTTATTTTTATTTATTTTGCTTTTTATAAGATCGTAATCATCTTCAAGCACTTCTTTTAGATAATTTTCATCCCAATAATCATAATAACTTGTTTTTGCAAGTTTTATTCTTGCTTCTGTTAGATCTTTTCGTGGTTGAACAAGAACTAAGTTGTATTTTCCGTTATTAGATTGTATTTTATTAATAAAAGTATTAGTTTTTCCGTGATCTGCAATAAATTTATAGTCTTCGTACTTTAAATTATACTCATCTACAGCATTGTAGAGGTAATCGCTATCGTGATAATCTTCTACAATGTTAATTACAACATCATAATCAGGAGATGGAACAATTTCATCTAATTTTTGCTCGATAATAAGAAAATTTGACTTTGATGCAAAAGGACACAACGAAAAATTACCTAATTCTGGTCTAATTTTAGATAAATCTCGGATCCATCTCCTAATATATCTACTTTTCTTGTCTCTCATCGGGTGTTGTCCAAAAATAATCATCACAATCACCCAGTCTCCCCCATTCAACACCATTTTCAGTTTGGAAAATGTGTGTTGATACCTTAAAATCAGGTGTTTTGACTGGATCTGGGGTCATTGAGGTATCATAGATGCGACATCTATTGTTTGGATAGAGACAAAACTGTCCATTCCTCAATTCAATCAGGTTAAATGACTTATGTTCATCAGGGAGTTCACTAACGGATGCATCAATCTGATCAAAATCACCATGATAGTTATCAAGGGTACAGATATAAGTACCTTTTAACTCACCAAAGTGTCTTGTACGTACTTCCCATTCCATTGGTGCAACAAATTGCTTTTGAATCACAGTAAAATCATAATCCATACAATTCCAAAACTGTAAATTGTAGATATCCATATCAGGATTTGGAGGTTCTGGTCGCGATAAGAATGCCGATATAGGAAGTTTATCGAACATTGCTCCATATTCTGGTAGATAAGTTTCAAAATAAAATGCACGTCCTTGAATAGACTTAGCACATACCCAAATACCCTCTACATATTCACCATGACCATCTTTAAGATCACGGAGATATTCTTTTCTAACCCATACTTTTTTTGTGGGTAAATTCGCTATCAAGTTTGCCATGTTTTAAAAAAATGTGAAATTTCGTAACCATCTAATTTAGATTTATAAGGAGAATCCTCTCCAAGATAGTAATATTCATATCCAAGACGTTTGTATAGCGCACACTCATTTTTATTTGCCATGTGCCCAATACTTAATTTGGGATTTTCATAATCCCAGGCAAACTGATCTCCATATACAGAATTTAAACTATCAAAACGATAAACTAATGAAAAGGCAACAAGTTTATCACCATCATAATATCCAACAATATCACAATTCTTTTGTTCAAATTCTTCTCTAAAGATTGGTATTACACTGTCAAAGTTTTTGTACTCACAATACTTACGATATATTTCAAAGCACTCATCATAAAAAGAACTATCAAGAAGTTTATAGTTAGAAACCTCCTGATAGTTCGTATCTTTTAATTTAATTCGACAAAACATTGTTGTGTATACAACTTTGGTTATTTACCTTGTCCGCGATATGGT